GCTTCACAATAAGTTAAATCTGCTGCCACTTGCCCAGCAATGAAAGTGCTTATACCGAAACAGTTAGATAAAACATTAACAAATTTTTCAATACTGTTTTCCGTGTATAAAATGTAATCTACTTCTTCTGCTATATTTAAAACAGGTTTAATAATATGTTTACCTAAAGATAAAGATTTAACAGAGCCGATATCTTTTTTAGTAGGGTAAACCATATAAGCACCAGAATATGCTTTAGAATTTGTTTCTCTAAATTTTTCTATTGCTAAAGAAAAACTTTTAGGATCAAAATCATGAGGATTCTGCAATAATATATTTTCTTTACAATCAATAAGATGTTGAAGAGTTGGTGGCCAATTAATTAAACGAGCAATTAATAAAGTAAACCATAAACTATTTTCGTTTATTTCCGCATTAAGAATAATATTATTTATAATCCATTTACTAACACGATCATCTTTTCTTCTAATGTTAGTAAATTTATATTTCTTTAAAATAGGATCTTGAGTTAACTCTCCATTATACCTGTTTACTTTAGCTATACGAATAGCTTCTCTTTCCCAAATAAAATATAATAAAGCATTTATTGAAGTCACATTGTCAGGTGAAGGTGGGTTATACGGTCTATCTAATATCATTCAAATCTCCCTTGATCAAAATTTCTAATTAAATTTAATAAAGTAGGATGAGTATTAGTATGATCTAAATCAGTCACTGCGCATTTTGCTGCTAAAAGATTCTTTTTACAATTAGCAACACTCTTAAATTTATCTATTAAATTTTTAGGATTAAATTCTTTTTCATTTCCAGCATTTAATCTTCTTTGTTTAACTCTTTCAATACATAAATCTTCTGGAGTATCTAAAAATGCATAAACAGTGCATCCTGTTTCTTCAGTTGCTTGAGTGACTTTACCTCCTAACCCGGAAGCAGAAACTAAAGCACCTTCATACATAACATGTCCATGAGGATGTGCTTGCATTATTCTATCAGCAATCAATTGTTGAGTAGACATAGAGTCTGTTCCTCCACAAACATTATCGTATTTACCTATAACAAAAACAGGTCTAGTTATATCTTCAGATTTTAAATCTAATTTATAACCAGCTATTTTCTTTTCTACATGCAAAGTTTCATTAGGATAATCTTCTAAAAATTTTCTAACTGCGGTAGTTTTACCAGAGCCGAAAGTTCCACATATTCTAAGTATTATATTTGACATAAAAATTTATCTCCTCTAAATGGTGTTCCTGTTTCTTGGAACAATGAACCAAATTTATTAATATCTACTTTTAAATCAGAACATTCAATTCTTAACCAATCAGGTAAATATTCTTCTCTTATATCTTTAAAAATAGAAGTGTTAATTCCTCTTTCTTCTGCCCACTCAATTCTTTGCCATCCCATATCTGCATAAACGCCAGGATATCTTCTTCCGAAAAAATGATTTTTAAATGTGCACAAATTACTTTCAAAAGTAAAATTACCCACATGAGAAATGTCAGGATATTTACTTTTAAATTCAGTTAAATGTTGAGTAGCAGTTTCATTTAGCCAGGTGCACACTTTTTTGAAATCAGGATAGTCTCCGCTAAATTCATTTTTAGCTCTTTTATCCCAGACAAAATTATCTGCTCCATGTAAAATCATCATACCATTACGATGCGATTTACTTCCAGATTTATCTTCAAATAATAAATTGTCACAATCAGCACCAAAACCATTTAAGTAAACATATTCTAAATAACTGAATGAAGATAATCTACCAAATGAATTATAATTATTACTTACTAAATTCCAGAGCTCTTTATAATTATTGGTAAG